AGCAGGAAAAAGATATGGTGGTACAAAGAGATATAAGTATGGTGGTGAAGGTCATGTTGTTCCTGGTAAATTCTTAAGAAGAGGTCCTAAAAGATAATATTATGGCAAGAGGACTTATAGATAAAGCTGGTAAAGCCATTAAGAAACTTTTCTCTAAAAAGAAAGGTAAACTTGTAACTAAGGGTACAGCTAATCCAAAAGATATTAAAGCTTTTATGGATGCTGCTAAATGGAATAAAGCCAATACAGCTATAGGTATGGATCCAAAATTACAGAAACTTTTCAAAACACGTAATAAGTTTATTACTAAAGATGCAGCTGCTTTTGGTACTGGTGCTTCAATAGGTATAATAAATGATAAAGAAAGAAAAAGAAAGGCAAAACATGGCGGGCATATTGTACCAGGAAAGTTTCTTAGACAAGGAGATTTAAGATAATGGCAAAGTTAGGATCATTTGTATTTAGGGGATCTAATAGCAAAAAAAGAAAGGGCGTGCACTCTAAAAATGCTAGTAGATCTCAGAATGCATATAAGAAACCTTATAGAGGACAAGGTAGATAGTACACCTAGTAGGATTTGAACCTACAACCTACAGCTTAGAAGGCTGTTGCTCTATCCAGTTGAGCTATAGGTGCATAAAACAAAAAGGGAGTTATTACAACTCCCTTTTTTTGGTTTTAATAAGGAGTTTTTAAGAGTCTCCTCTCTCTTTGATCAATCCCTCAAGAATTATAAGATAGTTTATGGCATCTCCTATTTTTTCTTCTAACAGTTCATCTGTTGGGACTTCACCGGGACATTTGCTTATAATGGTTTTAATACATTCAAAATGTTTACAAGCATATTCCCATGCTACACCTTCTGGTGTATCATGAAAAGAAAAACCTACACCTTTTTTAAATGATTCAAATACATCATTTACATTAGCATATTCTATCATTTTTGTGGAGTAAGTTTCTCTAGTTTTATTGAACCTCTCTTCTAGAAGTTCCATGAATTTGTCATAAGTCATGCTAATTTCTCAGCTTGTCTTAAAACTTCAGGATCAACATATGGCATGCCATCCTCATTCACATTATTAGGAACAGTTGGTTCCTCTGTAGAAATAAAATTTTCTAGATTCATAAATAAAATAATTAAAATTAAAGTTTTTCACCAAAACATTTTTTCATTAATCTCGTTAATGATTTTTCAATGTAAGTAATGAAATCTACTATTGCTGTAAGCATAAATGCTACAAGCCAAAACTCTATAATGATCAATAATAAGATTGATCCACTTGTTATCTTTATGCAAGATAATAAAAAATTTAAAAGTTTACTCATAATTTAAAATATATATCTAATTTTATTCCAAGGTATTACATTATCATGTTCTTTTACAAATGCATCTATTAATTGTTTTTTTATTGTATGATGATATCTTAAATTTTCACTTCCATATTGTGATATTTTATCTTCTTGCATATCTGGTTTCCAAAGGTCTTTTTCTTGTTCAGTATAACCTGCTAAAAGATTGTCATAATGTTTAGTTACATTATGTGTTAAAAATATACATTCTGCTAATACATTATCTGTATCAATAACATGGTTATTTATTAGAGCAAATAACTCTTCATAATCATCTAACCATCCATCATATACAATTATAGGACTAAAGTTTAAATGTACTTCATAACCTGCATCTTTAAATTTATTTATTGCTTCTACTCTTTCTTGTATTGTTGATGTATTTGGTTCATGAAGTTTACGTTTTACTTCAGGAATCATACTGAATCTTATTCTAACTTTTTTTTCTGGATTGTATTTAAGTAAATCATTATTAACATATTTAGTTGCAAAACTTGCCATTATTTTATCATGATGTTTAAAGAAATCAAATATTCTTTTCCATTCATGATGTTTAGCATGAAGAGCAAAATCTTCATTACAACTAATATCATATGTAATATATTTATGATGTGTTTGATTTGGTTTCTCCACTTCTAATGGAGCAAATAAAGAGTGATTGTTTATTTCTGTTAAAATCTGATTTGTGTTTTTAGCTATAGATAATCCTTCAGGCTTATGCCTTTTCATATAACAATATGAACAATTATATAAACATCCCCAGCCAAAACTAGGAGATATAAAGTCTGTAGATCTACCCGAAGGTCTAATCTTCAGACTTTTTCTAATATCTCTAGTTATTTTCATATTTTGAATTCTTCAAATGTATCATAATCTTGAGCCTCCATATCAGCATCAAAATCAGATCCTTTAATAGCACGACTAAATACTCCAGCAGCATTTACAGAATCAGGTAGTGTATAAGTACCATCTGTATTCCAAGTTGTATCTCTTTTATGTAAACCAACTTGACTTAATAATTCTGCAGTCATAAATTCATGAAACTTAACTTGATCACTCATCCATGTTCTTGGGTGAGATTTCTTAAAAGAATGTGTAACATGATTATAAAATGTCCATGCATTATTAAGATCTGCTGAATAATGATATGATGGATCTTTCATTTCTGCTTTAATAACAGAAACTTGTGATGCATCAATAATTTCTTCATCTAAGAATAATCTGCCCACTAATTCTGCTTGATTCTTTTTAGATAGAAATATTTGTCTCATTTTATTTTTATCATCAATTAACTTAGTATAGTACTTATTAGCTGACTTAATTTGTGAACTTATTTGAGTATGAATATCATGATCTGCTTTACCTGTATGTTTTCTAGCATAGTTTGCCATGTCTCCACATAACATACCATTGCTACATACATTTACGAAAGCTCCTACAGCACACTGAAACCGTGTACTTTTATCATAAGAATTAGTCCAAGCAAACATCATGCCCATTTCTTCATCTTTAGTAGAAGCAAGGTGATATACTCCTTGTGCTACTTTAGCATTCATATTTGCTCTGTAAAGTTCTTTTGTGATTCTAAATCCGTTATTGTTTAATAGAGTTTTAGTAACATCTATAACATTTTTATGAGGAATAACTGTATAAGTTTTTCCATGATTAGGTAGTGGTGCTGCCACTAACATATCTCTTGTAGTTGTTGTTGGTCTTGTGTATCCCATAATTTTAGTTGATTTATTGCCAATGGGAGCCGTGCACGAATGAAGTGTAAATCTTTATACACGACCTTTGGCTCCCTTGGACTTAATTACAAATATAATAATAAAACTTATTCAAACAACATTAATTGGTTGTTTTTTACACCAATTATATTATTTATTTCCTTTTCAATTGCATTAAGATAATATTTCTCATTAATGTCATAGTCTGACCACTTTTTATTTTCTATTTTATTCATTACAGTTTGAACCCATTGTCCAGACTCTAATTGTATTTCTCTTTGATCATTTTTATTTATTTTTACAATCTTGCAACCTTTATTTGAAATATAATATCTATTAATTTTTTGCAATTCATCTTGTTTTGCTATTCCATCTTTAACATATATAGCATGTTGTCTCCATGCTCCTTTAGATTTACCTCCTATACAATAATCAAGAATATTTCTATTATGTTTTATTGTATGTTCTGGTAAAGTTCCATCAACAAAGTATGCATATAATGCTTTTGGAATGATCAGTTTAGATTTGTTTTTATGAAGAGCTAACCCTTCAAACTCAAATCTACCTTTACATTTAGCTTTACCGTTACTATCTACCGCTATATAATTATTAACATCAGCTAATACTAATTTGTTATATTGATCATGTTCAAGATTAAGACCGGTTATTTCTTCCCATTCTTTACATACTTCCATATATTGAGGTATGTATTCTCTAGGGATTATAGTCTCAACACCATCAGTATTTTGCATTAAAGCAACAGCATCTGGTATTCTTGTCATAATCATTTCATATAACATCATTAATGTAAGTTGACCATTAACAGTAATAAACATAGTAAACTGCGGATCATATAGAAAAGAGTTTTTATCATTACTCAACCCGTAAGTTGAGTTTAAGATAATCTTATATACATAGTTCATTGGATCACTCTTTGGTATTTTCTTTCTTTCTGTAAAAAACCATTCATAGAGTTCACAAAATTTCTCTTTAGGTATATGTGCAGGAGAATATTTATTAACAATAGCTAAGTTAGGATAGAAGCTAGTAACATCTGAAGACATTATAACTTTTTTATCATCAGACTCATATACTCCGGCTTTAGTAGCACCATGGGCACCACCTAATCCAAAGTCAGTTTTTACACCTTTATATTTAACAGAAGACTTAAATCCTCCTTTAGTATAATTAGGATTAACTTCTACCGTTTTAAACTTTTCTAATAAAATTTTAAATTCAGGTGTCTCAAACTTAGTATAGTCTAATATAAGATCTTTAACTTTAATTACGTTTCTAAATGTTCTTAACTTTTTAACTTCATATTTTGGCATATCTAGCTCTTTACTAAGATAATAAGCAAAAATTTCTTTACTTATTCTTGGTTCAGATGCACTAAACAAGTTAATATTATATTTTTCAGTTAAGTTCTTTCTTAATGCTATTAAAGGTTTAGATCTATTAAAAATTTCTTTAGTTGCTTCTACATCATTAATACAATATTCAATAACTAAATCTAATTGATCTTGTGTATTTATCTCTGTATCATGATGTATAGGCATATCTAAGATATTGTCCCAGTCCATAGTATATTCTATCCACTTTAAACTAGATCTCTTAGCCATATTGTCCCAATGATTTAACTTAAACACATCTATTTGTTTAATAGACATATGCCATTCGGGAAACTCTTGAAATTCATGCTTGTTACTTTTATCAATGCATGATTGTGCATAATGATATATTTCTTCAGCAACTTCTTCACCAGACATTAACTTTAAATTCTCATATTCTTTTATTATATAGTGAGTGATTTGTGCATCAAATGCTAATCCATTATAGGATATATGCCACTCTTTATTTTCAATATTTTCTTTTAGAAACTCTATAAACGATACAAAATCATTACGTTGTTTACACATTGCAAAGATTTTGGTTTCTTCAGTTTTGTAATGTTTAAATACACCAACAAAACAATTCACTAGAGTTTCATAATCCATTATCCAGTGATTCATATTATTAAATTTTATGTAAAAAAATAG